GTAAAAGTGATGCCCTCAACACTGTCATCAGCATATATACCGCTTGGGCTGATTGCTGTTGCAGTTGACCGGGCGTCCTTTGTCGTTACGGTTACGACTTCACTGGTGGCAACGGTTCCGGTGCTGGCCGTAGCAGTTACATACCAGTCAATGGTGCTTCCGCTGGAAGGAAATGTATTCGCAGGAACAGTGCAATAAAGCTGGTTACCGGATACGGAAATCGCGTGCCAGTAAGAGCTTCCTGTCGCGCGCCAGCGGAACACGGCGCTCTGCTGTTCAATTTCTCCGGGGGTGTCACCGTCTACAGAAAAACGCCAGGAAAAACGGTTTTCTATGGCTCTGGGGGCATAACCATCTGCAGCAGGGGTTAGGTCGGTAATGGTAGGTACTACTTCAATGTTTTTGCAGCTGACCCAACTTGATGTATAGGTGGACCCGTAATTGCTCGTGATGACTACGCGCCACTCGTAAGAGCCAACAGGAATCTGTGAACAGTCAACGTATACAAAAGTGTCCGAAGTGGACACAGAAGCAATCTGCACAGGGGTCACAATGTTGGTGGTGCGATACTGTACCACGGCAGATTGCTGCTGTAGGGCAACGCTGTCGCCGCTAAATGCCCAGCTGAACAGATGACGGAACCCATAATAGGTACTGTCGGTAGGGCGCATATCGGAGATGGTTCCACCGGCATCGTTCAGTGTGAGTGTATACCAGTCACTGGGCAGGCTTGTGCCGGTTCCATTCACAACCAGACGTGCACGCCAACGGAGGGCCGTATGGCTAGTATCCATCCAATCCGAAGTATTCAGCGTGTAACTGGTAGCGCCGGTACTCAGCTGTACGGACTTCCCGTTGGTTCCATCAGACCACTGGATGTCGACATAGGTTTTGCAGCCGTCAATATCGGGATTTCCTTTAGCATCTACAGTCCACTCCAGCACGTACTGACCGCCACGCTCAATTTTGCCGGAGGTGTACTTGGAACCTTTCGGGGCAATCTGAGTATTGTTGCAGCTGATCCAGCTCGAGGTATAAGTCGACCCGTAATTGCTTGTGACAATAACGCGCCACTCATAAGATCCTGCAGGAATCTGTGAGCAGTCAATCGTGATGCTTTTGGTTGATCCGTTTACAGTGCCAAGAGCAACAGGAGATGTCGTATTTGCGTTTCTGTACTGCACAACAGCAGAGCGCTGCTGCAGCGCAACGTTGTCACCGCTAAATGCCCAGCTGAACAGACGATTGAAACCATAGTATGTGGTGCTGGACGGCTGCAGATCGGTCACAGATCCACCGGCATCAGCTAAAGTCAAGGTGTACCATTCGGAGGCAGCTTCAGAGTTGGATGCATAAGCAACAGCGCGTACACGCCACTGGATGCCGGATCCGTTCATCCAGGAAGATGTGTCTAAGGTATAGCTGGTGGCACCATTATTGAGATGGTAGGTTTGCAGACCACTACCATCACTGTATCGAACGTCCAGATATATGTTGCAGTTTTGGCTTTCAAAAGAGTCCTCTGCATCGGTGGTCCATTCGAGGGTATATTTGCCGCCCTTTTGCAGGCTGCCAGAGGTGTACTTAGAACCTTCCGGGGTGATTTTCCCTTGATAAGTGTCAAGGTGGAGCGTTATACCAGCGCTTGTCCGAAGCCGTTTCTCAGCATCAATATAAAAACCGTTAGCGAGTGCAAGCCCTATTTTTTCGCGAGCGGTTGCCATTTGGGTGGCATTGCTTGCATAGTCTTGTTCATTTAATGACAGGGTTCTTTCATATGCGGAAAGAGTATCAGATACTGTCTCCGATAGATTGAGTATTTTAAAAGAGTCTTTAGCTCCGTTGTTGGCATCCCATGCATAAACGGTACACTTAATCCAAGATGAATTCGTGCCTGTGTATGCCATAAGAGCAGCGCGTAAAGAAAGACTTAAGATATATCTGCTTGCTAAGGTGGACGTATCAAAAGTGGC